GTTGCTTCATTTAGTGCTGACAACTTTACAGTTTCAACTGGTGTTGTTACAGTTACAGCAATTGATGGCGGAACATTTTAATTAATTATTAATTTAGGAGATTAATAAGTGGCAACAGTTATAAAATTAAAAAGAAGTACAACAGCCTCGGCTGTTCCTACTACTGGAGATTTAGAAGACGGCGAAGTAGCAGTTAACATAACTGATAAAATAGTTTATATGAGAAGTGGTGGCAGTATTGTTACTGTTGCTAACTTTAATTCAGGTTCAAATGTTGACTTATCAGCAATTGACCAAAGTATTTTGCCTGATACAACTGAAACATATGATTTAGGTTCAACATCTAAAAGATTTCGTTCATTGTATCTAGCAGGCGACACGATTGATATTGGTGGTTCAACTATATCATCTGACGGAACAGGAACAATTTCTATTTCTGCTTCAGGTGCTACATTACCTCTAAACTCAAACGTAGAAGTAACAAGTGGAGTAACAAAGACACTTGCGTTAGCGGGAGCAGATGGTTCGCCAGTTCAGGCCGTTCCTTTTTTCTCTACAGCAAGTGGACTAAATACTCAAAACACTAAATTAGATTTTAAAGCTGATCCTGATAAAACTGTGGCTTCATTTACTTTAGCAAATGGCACACAGTTAGGTTCATCACAAGGAAACACTTTGTTCTTTTTTTAAGGAATTAATATGGCAGAAAAAACACCAATACGAGCAGTCTTTAACGAAAGTAACGTAGCAACAGGTCTTGCCGAGTTTCAATCAGGTGAGTTTATAGGCGTTACATATGGTGGTATTGGTACAAGTTCACTTTCTCAAAATGCTATTCTTTTAGGTTCAGGCACAGACGCCGTAAGAAGTTCAGCAATTCAAATTGAAGGAAGTGTCATATCTTCAACAGATTCATCAATTATTCAAATTGCTGATGGCCTTACAATTACAGGAGACTTAACAGTTACAGGTACAACAACAACTGTAAACTCAACTACAATTAATATTACAAACTCATTTGTATTTGAAGGTGCTACAGAAGATTCTTTTGAAACAACATTAGGTGTAATTGATCCTACAGCAGATAGAACAATTAATTTACCTAACGTTTCAGGTACTCTTCCTGTCTTAGCAGCGCCAAGTACGACACAAATTACAGCAACTCCTGAAGAATTAAACTACGTTGATGGCGTAACATCTAATATTCAAACACAAATAGACACAAAAGCAAGTACCGCTTTTGCTATTGCTCAGGCCGTTGCTCTTGGATAACATACTATTAATATTATAAATAGTATAAAAAACATTAATAAGGGTTATAATGGCAACACCAGCTAGTAGAGAAAACTTAAAACAATACGCTTTAAGAGCATTGGGTAAACCTGTCATTGAAATTAACGTAGATGACGACCAATTAGAAGATAGAATTGACGAAGCGTTACAATATTTTGCTCAATATCATTACGATGGTATTCGTAGAACATATTTAAAATATCAATATACACAAGCTGATAAAGATAGAATCTTAGGTACAACTTCAGAAACAGCGACTAAAAATTCTGTATCTACAAGTTGGAAAGAAGATAAAAATTATCTTGTTGTTCCTGAATCAGTAGTATCTGTTATTAATATATTTCCATTTTCTGATAAAGGTAATTTAAACTTATTTGATGTAAGATACCAATTAAGATTAAATGATCTTTATGATTTTTCTTCAACATCTATAATTAACTATGATATTGTTTTAAGACATTTAGATTTCTTAGATCACATATTAGTTGGTGAAAAACCTTTGAGATTTAATCAACACGATAATAGATTATACATTGATATGGATTGGGATAATGATTTAGATGTGGGTGAATATCTAGTTATTGAAGCTTATCGTAAATTAGACCCTGATACATATACAGATGTTTATAATGACATTTATTTAAAAAGATATGTAACAGCTTTATTTAAAAAACAATGGGGAGCAAATCTTAGTAAATTTAATGGAGTAACTATGATTGGTAATGTTTCTTTAAACGGACAACAAATTTATTCTGAATCATTACAAGACATTGAAAAGTTAGAACAAGAAATTAGATCAAGTTTCGAATTAAATCCTGCTATGATGATAGGATAATGTTATGGCAGTTAACCATTATTTTCAGTCAGGTAACGGCATTGGCAATGTCAATGAAAAAAGGTTATACGAAGATTTAATCATTGAAGGTCTAAAGATTTATGGCCACGATTGTTATTACTTACCTCGAACACTTGTCAATAGAGATTTAATATTAGGCGAAGATACTCTTTCTAAATTTGACGACAGTTATCTTTTAGAAATGTATATGGAAACAACTGAAGGCTTCGCAGGTCAACAAGAATTAATTAATAAATTTGGTTTAGAGATTAGAGAAGATACAACGTTTATGATTTCAAAAAGACGTTGGCAAGATCAAGTAGATTCTGTTCATACTTTAATTAAAGATGGTAGACCAAACGAAGGCGACATCATCTATATGCCTTTAATGAATAGTTTTTTTGAAATACAATTTGTTGAAGATCAGGAGCCATTCTTTCAATTAGGAAATTTACCAGTTTACAAATTAAGAGTAACTAGATGGGAATACTCATCAGAAAGACTTAACACAGGTGTTTCTGAAATTGATGCTGCTGAAGATACTTATACTTTAGATCAATTACAACATCAAATGACTTTAGAAGATGGTTCAGGTTCAATCGTATTAGAAGATGACGGACCAGATTCACAATCAAACTACTTATTATTAGAAACTTACAATATACAAACACAATCACCATATGCTTCTAATAATGATTTAGATTCACAAGCTGGATTTGATACTTCATCTACTGCTGATGATATATTAGACTTTACTGAACGTAATCCATTTGGAGAGATTGACTACTAATGTTTGGAACATATTTTTATAACGAATCAATGAGAAGAATGACTGTAGCGTTTGGTCAAATCTTTAATAATATTCAAATTAAAAGAAAAGATAGCTCAGGTACTGTTGTTCAAACAATTAGAGTTCCTTTAGCTTATGGACCTAAAGAAAAATTTTTAGTAAGATTAGATCAACAAGCAAGTTTAGATAATAGAGAGTTTGCAATAACTTTACCTCGATTAGGTTTTGAAATATCAGGTATTCAATATGATGCAACTCGTAAGTTAACAAAAATTCAAAAGTTTAGACAAGTTAAATCTTCTAATACAGGTGTTATGGATTACAATTACACACCTGTTCCTTATAATGTATCATTTAACTTATATGCTTTTACAGCAACGGCAGAGGGTGGTTTACAAATTATAGAACAAATACTTCCTTTCTTTCAACCAGATTATACTGTGACAATTAATGCTATACCAAATATGAATATTAAAAGAGATGTTCCAATTATTTTAAATAATGTAACATATGAAGATACTTATTCAGGTGATTTTACTACAAGACGAGCTGTAATTTATACATTAGGATTTACTGCGAAGATGTACTTATTTGGTCCTGCGAGATCACAAAAAGTTGTTAAAACAGTACAAACAGATCAATATACAGATACTGATACAACAACAAGTACAAGAGAAAGTCGTATTACAATTACACCAAATCCTACTACAGCAGACGCAAATGATGACTTTGGATTTACTACAACTATTGACTTTTTCGCAGATAGTAAAAATTATAATGCAACTAAAGATACAGACGAATAAATAGTATAAATAATAAGAGAGAACAACTATTATGGCCATAAATCGAATTAAAACAGGTGGTATTACAGACGGCACAATTCAAAGTGGCGACTTAGCACCAGGTACAATCGCTAATGATAGATTAGCAAATACTTCAATTACAATTAACGGAACATCAATTGCTTTAGGAGCATCAGGAGAAATTGTTGCTGGTACAGACTGGCAAGCCGTAACGGTGGCCGATGGTTCTACATCTTTAAATGCTGTTGCTGGAAGAGGTTATTTCCTAGACACTAATAATGGTATAATAAATGTTACTATGCCATCATCACCAGTAAGAGGTGATACTGTAATAATAGCAGATTATTCAGGTACATTTGGTACTAATAATTGTATAATAAGTTTTAATAATCAAAATGTTGATAGTACATCTACAAGAGATATTGCTTTATCAACAAATGATACTATTGCAGAATTTGTTTATGTGGACGCTGCTAAAGGTTGGTTAGTTAAATATAATTCTACAAAAGGAACAACACCAGGTGCAGCAGGTGATCCTATATACAACCAAGATGAATTTATTACTGCCACAGGTGGAACATTAGTTACTTCACCTTGTGGTTCTTTTAGAACACACATATTTACAGGTGATGGCTGTTTTGCTGTCACGGCTGTATCTCCAACTGCTTCAGCAGCAGATTATTTAGTTGTTGCTGGTGGAGGTGCAGGAGCTGCTGGATATGAAGGTGCTGGAGGTGCTGGAGGATTAAGATTATCAAACTCTTTATGTTTACCAGCTCCAACAACTTCACCTTTAGCAAGTTGTACAGGTGTTACCTTAACAGCAACAACTTATCCAATTACAGTTGGTGCTGGAGCAGCAGGAGTGGATCTTGCGAATGGTGGTAATGGATCAAATTCAGTTTTTTCAACAATAACATCTACTGGTGGAGGCGGCGGTAGTTACAATGCAACAGTTTCTTCAGGAGCAGGTGCATCAGGTGGTTCAGGTGGCGGTGGTTCAGGTATAGTTTGTGGTCAACCAAATACCCAACCTGTAGGTTATCCTAATCCTTTATTTGGTCCAACTTCTTCAGGTAATACACCTCCAACAAGTCCACCTCAAGGAACTGGCGGTGGTGCAGGTTTTCATAGAGGTGCTATATCTTCTGGTGGTGGCGGCGGTGGAGGAGCAGCAACAGCAGGAAGTCCAGCTTATGACGGACCTGTTGCTGGAACACAGGGCGGTACAGCTTACATATTAACAAGAGCTTCAGGTGGTAATGGAGGTAGTGGTACTTATATAGATGACAATTTTATAGGACCTACAGCGCCAAGTTATGGAACTCCAGGTCCAGTAGGATCAACAAGATATTTTGGTGGTGGTGGAGGAGGCGGAGGTGGTGCTGGTGCTTATGACTTAACACCTATTGCTGAAATGAATGCTGGTGGTGTAGGTGGAGGTGGACAAGGAGGTACACCTAATTGTATGCCAACTTGTGCTAATAGACTTTCTACAGCTGGAACAGCAAATACTGGCGGTGGAGGTGGTGGAAGAAAAAATAGTCCAAGCCCAGGTAGTATTGGTGCGTCTGGTGGTAGTGGAATTGTTATAATTAGATACAGAATTAATAATAACAATTAAAACTGTTATATATACTATATTATTATTTGAACGAGGAAATTAAAAAATGAATTTGAAAAACTACTATTACTATTTTCAATCAGCCTTAACACCAAAAATATGTGATGACATATTAGCGTATGGAAAATCACATCAAGCCGAAATGGCCGTTACTGGTGGTTATGATAGATCAAATGGTAAGATGTCTAAAAAAGACCTTAACAATATGCAGAGAAAAAGAAAATCTGATATTGTTTGGTTAAATGATCGTTGGATTTATAAAGAAATACACCCTTACATACACGAAGCAAATAGAGCCGCAGGCTGGAA